CTGGGGGTGGCGTATACGCTACTCCCTTTATTCAACGGCTAGAGATGTAGCCAAAATTGAAAAGTTAATTACTAAGGAGTTAAACAACCGTGACAACATCAACAAGTGACGTAACTGGCTTACCTATCCGCACCAAGGCTAAAACTGACCTGTATGACTCAGGGTGGGAGGCTTTATTTAACAAGTCTCCTGTACCCCTTGGGGAAGACACTCGCCCTAAAGACCGTATTAAGCAAGGCATCTCTCCTCATGCAAGTATAGAAGATTGGGACTGTCGGAAATGATGTTCATGGTTGCGTTTGAAGAAATTATGGAAGGTTTTGACTGCGATTTAAATACTGCAATACAACTATACCAACGGGGGACGATATGGGAAGACGAATAGAAGTTGACGAAGACTACCACAAGTTAATTGAACGAGACTCACACCTACTTGAGTGCCTTATGTATTACGGTGTTGACTCATGGGAAGAGTTTGACAACGCGCTAGTTCTTTACGAAGAAGAAAAAGAAGAGGAATACGAATGAAGGGTCAGGTTAGAGGTTTAGCTTTAGAACTTTTAAGACAGGACTGTGTGGATTGTATCGTCATAGCAGATGAGTTTGAAGGCTCAGAGTATAGCCCCGAACACATGGAATTATTGTCTAAATCTGAAACAGCTTGTAAAGCTTATGACGCTGCCTTGCATAAGGAATCTAAATGACCTCGCCCTGCATCAATATCTGTCACCTCAATGATAACGATATTTGTGTGGGGTGCTTTCGCTCTGGCAGTGAGATTGCAGATTGGAAGAACTTAGATAGCGAAGCTCGTAAACAAATATCTATTAAAGCACAAAAACGCGAACTGATGCTAAATGTACCTAAAACCCACTAACGTACCGTTACAGCAAACCTAAGAATATTATGATAAAAAGCAACTCAATACTGGGAGCTTCCTTTGGAATTTCCCAAGGACTCCTTTCGCATCTCGATAAGATTTTTCCAGACACATTACCAACCCACAGTATTACTGTAGAAGAACTTCGGTTCTTACAAGGTCAGCGTAGAGTCATAGAAAAACTTAAAGAGCTTTCAGAAGAAGACTTTAATTATGAGGAGTAAACCAACGAATGTGTTTATTCGGTAGTTCAGAATCTAAACCTGCACCAACCCCACCTGCACCTGCTAGGGCACCTGCTAGTTTAGACTTATCAGACATGGAACAAACACCTTCAGCCGCACGTAAACGTAAGGCTAAAGGCAAACGTGGGATTCGTAACAAAACATCTACAACAGGTCTAAGCATGGGCGGCACTAGCAACCCTAGTTTAAACATACCTAGCAGCACTAATGGAGGTTATTGATATGTGTGGAGCAGGAGGTGACAACAGCAGCAACGATAGTGGCGGTGGTGGCGGTGGTGATAATGACGACAAGCCAGCAAAGAAAAAGAAAAACATTATTAGCGCAAGCCCTAACGAGCAAGGCCAAAAAAAAGAACCTAAAGCTAAAGCACCTAAAGCTAAAGCTAAAGCACCAAAAATTAACTATGAGGGCAATGGGAACCAGCGTGCCAACTTACCTAGTGAAGTTAATAAACCTGTTCGGCCTGCAACGCCTATAAAGTCTAAAGCAAAGACTACGCCAGTAGCGACAGCTAAGATTACTCAGCCTCAAATTAAAGAAGAAAGGCCAAGCGGTACTCTCAGAGATGGCTTGGCTACAAATAAAATTAAAACAACAATGGGTATAGAAACTGATGGCTATGGGGTTAATCAATCTGGATTTGCTGGCCCTAACGAACAAGGTCAAAAACCATTAGTTAAGGTGACTATACCTAAACCTGCCAAACCAGCAAAAGTATCCAAGCCTTTTGACAATAAGGGTTATAAGACTAGAGCGGCAGAGAATAAAAACACAAAGATTCCTTCTCTCATATCACTTGCAATAAAAGACAAGTACCGCAATGATGAGGTGAGTTACAACCAAGCTTATTGGGCAACCAAAAAGGCTGGTGGCGCAACCCCTGATGAACTGCAAGCCGAAATGAATAAAGTTGGTATGAAGAAAGCGTACTCTGGTGACAGGGTAGTTACTAAAGCTAACGCAGACACCGCAGCCTTTAAGTTAAAGAAGCTTACAGGCTCAATGGCAACGCTACAGAACGGTGGTGTCACTAAGACTCAGAAGACTAGCGGCTTGCTCGGTGAAAAGAAAGATACTACTTACGATTACAAGAGAGGCCCAAAAGTAGTCACTAGAGCTACAGACCCTGTTATTAAAGGTGTTCGTCTTGGTGAGAAGAAATCTACAACCTATGTTGATGGTGTTGAGTATGCTACTAAAACTGGGCATGACCCTCTAGGTCGTGATGCTAAAGTTACACGTCCAGAAACAGCAGGTCATATCACAGACCGAGTTAAAATACCTGTTAAAGCTAAAAAAGCTAAAGTCGCTACAGGTGGCGGGAGTGGCCCAAGCCAAGATACAGCTTTGGCTGGTGGTGCTGCCGCCCTTGCAACAAACCAACCAGATAATCTTAAAAACATACTAGCTATTAAAAAGAACGCTCAACGTCAAGGTAAGCGAAAGCTTCGTCTAAAACGTAACACAAGTGTTGGCTTTGGTAACGGTGGTGTGGGATTAAACATTACAACTTAATAAAAGAGAATGATTAGCTATGCTACCAACAACAGGAGAAGTGGCTAAACGCTATACACATCTTGAAAGTGACCGCACTTCGTTCTTAGATAGAGCTAGAGAAGTCGCTAAACTTACCATACCTACCTTAATGCCCCCTGAAGGACATTCGGGTTCTTCTGTGTACTCAACTCCATACCAATCCATTGGTGCAAGGGGTGTTAATAACTTAGCTTCTAAGCTGTTAATGACACTTCTACCACCAAACTCCCCCTTCTTCCGTCTAACAATGGACGACTTTGATTTACAAAGTTTAGCAGGGGATGATGCGAGGGGTAAGGTAGAAGAAGCATTAGCTCGTATTGAACGAGCAGCTATGCAAGAGGTAGAAGCTACGGCTGTACGTGTTCCAGTTTTTGAGGCACTTAAGCAGCTTATAACTTCAGGTAATGTGCTAGTCCACATGCCTAAAGATGGTGGTGTTCGTGTATTCCGTTTAGATAGATACGTATGTCAACGTGACGCTATGGGTAATGTACTTGAGGTCATTACTAAAGAAACAGTAAGTCCCTTAATGCTTCCCGAAGCAGTCCGAGAATTGCTAACAAAACCTTCAGAAGAGTCTCAGCTTAAATCTGTAGACCTTTATACAAAGGTTTGTCGTATCGCTAAAAAGTGGGAAGTGTATCAAGAAGTTGAAGGTCAGATAATTCCTGACTCGCGTGGTAGCTTTCCATTAGATCAGTCACCCTTTATGGCCTTACGTATGGTTCGTATAGATGGTGAATCGTATGGTCGTGGTTATGTCGAAGAATTTATAGGTGACTTAAGCTCACTTGAAACTTTAACTAAAGCAATCGTACAAGGCGCAGCAGCAGCCGCTAAAGTCTTATTCTTAGTGAAGCCTAACGGTTCCACAAAGCAAAAGGTACTAGCTCAAACACCCAACGGTGGCATTGCCACAGGTGACGCTAACGATGTGTCTGTTCTACAGCTAGAAAAGTTTAATGACTTCCGTGTTGCTCAAGACACAGCAAGAGAGATTACTGAACGATTAGCATACTCGTTCCTTATGAACTCCGCAGTTCAGCGTAAAGCAGAACGTGTAACTGCTGAAGAAGTTCGTTATATGGCTCAAGAGCTTGAGTCTGCATTAGGTGGGGTTTACTCCATCTTGTCCCAAGAGTTCCAGTACCCAATGGTCAAGTTGCTACTTGCCAGAATGGAAAAGAGTGGGAAAATGCCTAAGTTCCCTAAAGACACACTTAAGCCCCAGATCGTCACAGGTATGGAAGCGTTAGGGCGTGGTCAGGACTTAAACAAGCTATCACAGTTACTTCAAATGCTTCAGCCTCTAGGCCCAGAAATCTTACAGAAAGAACTAAACATTGACGATTACATCGACAGGCTTGGTGCATCTTTAGGTATTGATACAAGTGGTCTAATTAGGTCAGCAGAGCAGAAGGAACAAGAAGCGCAGGCTCAACAACAGATGATGCAGCAACAACAGATGATGCAAATGGCTGAGAAAGCTACAGGCCCAGTAGCACAAGGGTTAATGAAGCAACAAGAAGAACAGCCACAGCAATAAATAATAACTACCTTTCGGAGACAGATAATAATGGTAGATGCAGTAAACACATTTGAAGAATCCGTTGAGGATGGTGAGCATACAGAAAACATGCTTAAGAAAGCTGAAGGGATTAATAACCCTGAAGTATCTGACCGTCCTGAATGGCTCCCTGAGAAATTTAATACTGTTCAAGACATGGCAACTGCCTATGAATCTCTTGAGCAAAAGTTAGGTTCTAAAGAGGAGGTCACTGAAGAAAGTGATTTAGAAGAGATTGCCGAAGAACTAGAGGAGCGTGGTGTTGATTTTGACGCACTATCCAACGAGTTTGCAGAACAAGGTGGTCTAACTGAAGAATCCTACGAAGCTCTACTACAAGCAGGTATTCCACGGAATATGGTTGACCAATTTATAGATGGTCAGAACGCAGTTGCAGGACAGCTTCAGCAACAAGCATTTAATCAGGTAGGGGGCCAAGAAGCGTATGAAGATATGGTTAAATGGGCCTCTGAAAGTTTAAATGAAGCTTCTATAGATGCTTTTAACAATGCAATAAATAGCGGCAATACCGAGACAGCAAATTTAGCAATACAGGGTCTGCAAGCACAGTACCGTTCTGAAAACGGCAGTGAACCATCACTGGTCTATGGCGAGACTAAATCCGTTACAGGTGGGGTCTTTGATTCTGCCGCCCAACTGACCGCAGCAATGCGTGACCCAAGGTACAGCAATGACTCTGCATATCGACAGGAAGTAGCTTCTAAATTATCACGAAGCAACATCCTTTAGATTTTCTGTCTCCGCAGTAACATTCCCACCAAGCTATTACAGCCTCTGGTGGGTTTTTTCGTTTCTAAAAACAAGCAACAACTTTTACTTCGAGTATCTATCGACCCTCTGCGGAGGACAATCTTTAAGGGAAAGAAAGTGACAAGTGACTGAGTGAACAAAGAAACACAACTCAACAACTTTAAAACTTTACTTTAAATAGGTACATATAACATGGCATTTCCAACAGACCAAACAGTCTCACGATTAGGACAAACTAACGCGGCAGGTGATGATCGTTCCTTATTCCTCAAACTTTATGCTGGCGAAGTCCTTACTTCGTTTGAGGAAAAAAACGTATTCATGCCTTTACACCGCTCACGTACTATATCAAACGGTAAGTCAGCATCATTCCCTCTTACTGGCACAGGTTCTGCAAAGTACCACACTGCTGGTACGTTAATTCAAGCTGATGCAATCAAGCATGGTGAGCGTATTGTGACGGTTGATGATTTGTTAATCAGCACACAGTTTATTGCTAAGATTGATGAGGCCATGAACCACTACGATGTACGTTCAATCTACTCAAAAGAGTCTGGCAACGCATTAGCGAATGTCTCAGACCGTAACGTAGCTCGTATCATTGCTAAAGCAGCAACAATCGACAACTCAACTAAAGCTGCTGCTGCATTTGGCACTGCGTTTACTGATGAGGTGTACACAACCAACTTCAACATTGGTTCTACTACTGCACACGCATTAGACGGTGCTAAGATTGTTGCGGCTATCTATGCGGCTCTTGAAGAGTTCGATAAGAAGGACGTAGGCGGTGACAAAGTTTGTGTATTACCACCTGCCCAATACTACGCGCTATTGAACGTGCCTAGTGTAGCTAACGCTGCATGGTTAAACCGTGATGTTGGCGGTGAGGGTTCCGTATCTTCAGGTGTAGTTCCACAAGTAGGTGGCGTTAAGATTATGATGAGTAATCATCTTCCTAACACTAACCAATCTAGTTCGTCAGCAGACGCTGAACCAGTTACAAGTTCACGCACTGCGGCATACCGAGCTAACTACACTGCCTTGCGCGGTTTGATCTTCAGCCAAGACGCTGCTGCAACTGTAAAGTTGTTAGATTTAGGTGTCGAATCTGAGTACCAGATCGAGCGTCAGGGTACGTTAATGGTTGCTAAGTACGCTATGGGTCATAACATCCTACGCCCTGCTTGCGCCATTTCTTTGAACGCTGTGTAGATCGTTCTAGTTCCAACTTAAAGGTGGGGAGATTAATTTCTCCCTGCCTTTTTTTTCATCTTTAAAAAGGGCTACCAATGACCCCCACAACAAAATTAGAAGCTATAAATACTGCACTAGCAACGATTGGTGAATCCCCCGTTAACTCATTAACTTCAGGTTTAATTGAAGCTAGTGCTGCTGAACAGACGCTAGATAACGTGAGTAGAGACTTTCAATCCCAAGGGTGGTCTTTTAACACTGATCTAACTTTTGAGCTTTCACCAGACGCATCCAATGAATTACATCTACCTGCTAACTGTTTGCATGTAGACACCATACATACTCGCATGTCTTCAGACACTGACCTTGTACAACGCGGCATGAAAATGTACGACCGCATAAAAAACACTTACGCTATTGGTGTATCTGTAAAAGTTGACATGGTTGTGTTGTTAGATTTTGAAGAGATGCCCGAAACAGCTAGACGCTACATATCTATAAAAGCAGCGCGTGTTCTGCAAGACCGTCTACTAGGTTCAGAATCACTACATTCCTTTAACGCCCGTGACGAACTGGCAGCTTGGAATAGCGTGTTACAGAATGAATCTGACGTGCAGGACTTAAACATATTCGACAACTATGAGACTAATTATATAGCTCATTATTACAGGTAGGTGGTTTAACTATGTCTTTAGTATCGGGTTCAATTCCCAATCTCCTCAATGGTGTCTCACAGCAGCCTCCGAGCCTACGTCACCCAAGCCAAGCGGAAGTACAAGAGAACGGATTATCTTCAGTTACAAGAGGATTGGAAAAGCGGCCTTGTACTGAACACGTAGCTAAACTTACTAGCAGCCTTGCAGGTACTACCGCATTTCTACACCCTATTAAATACTCAAATACGGAAGATTATACAGCCGTATTTACTTCTTCAGGTATTAAGGTATTTGACCAATCAGGTACAGAGCGAACCGTAAAAGATAGCGCAGGTAATGCACTTACAAGTCTTCCAGCATATCTAACTGGTGTTTCAGACTTTCACGCTAATATTAATGCTGTATCTGTAGGCGATACTACTTTTGTGGTTAATAAATCTAAGGTTGTAGCCCTTGATTCATACGCTCCTACAGCACGTCCCAACGAAGCTATGTTTTATGTCCGACAGGCTGATTACGGACTGACTTACACAATTACAGTAGGCAGTGCTACATCCACTTTTACAACACCAGATGGTTCCTCTGCTGCACACTCTGCTCAAATTGGAACAGATTATATAGCTACTCAGCTATTCAATAACTTATCTATTTCTTCTCCATTTGTTAAAGAAAAAATAGGTTCAGTGATCTACGTTAAGAACGCTAATGCTGACTTTACAATCACATCTAGTGATGGTGCGGGTGACAGATTCCTTTACTCGTTTAAAGGCCAGACTATCGACTTCAAGAACCTACCCCGCAAGGGTAAGGTAGGCTTTAGAATCAAGGTAGCAGGTAGTAACGAAAAGAAACAAGATGACCATTACGTACACCTTACTCAAGGTGATAACACGAACAATGAGTTGATCTGGAAGGAAACTGTAGGCGGTATTGGTGCAGACGGTGCAGCATTAAAAAACCGTATAAACAAATTAACTATGCCTCACCAACTTAAAAAAGAGGTAAATGGCACGTTTACTTTTGCACCTTTGACATGGGATGACCGAGAGGCGGGAGATGAGGACACTAACCCTGTACCTTCATTCATAGGATACAAGATCAATGACATATTCTTCCACCGTAACCGTTTAGGTTTCTTAGCAGACGAGAACGTAATCTTCAGCGAAGCAGGAGAGTTTTACAACTTCTTCCCTAAGACTGTCTTGACAGTTCTGGATTCCAATCCCATTGACGTGGCTGTGTCTAACAACCAAATCTCTATCCTAAAACACGCAATACCATTTAACGAATCCTTGTTGATCTTCTCTGACTTGACGCAGTTTATGCTGACAGCTTCAGAGCTACTAACACCTGACACAGTACATATAGATGTATCAACTAACTTTGAGGCAAACTTAAAGGCCAAACCAGTAGGTGCAGGACGGTATGTGTTCTTTGGGTTCTCTAAAGGTAAGTGGTCGGGTATTCGTGAGTATTACGTAGAACAGTCTTCAGAAACCAATGACGCTGCCGATGTATCTGCTCACGTCCCAAACTACATTGAAGGTAACATCCGAAGTCTTGCAGCTTCTTCTAACGAAGATATGTTGTTGGTACTTACAGATGACAAACCTAACTCAGTGTTTGTTTACCGCTATTACTGGCGGGGTGAGGAAAAGCTACAAAGTGCTTGGTCTGAGTGGAAGTTTTCAGGAGTAGTGCGCTCCACAGCATTTAACGGCTCAGTTATTAAGTTGGTGGTTGAATACAGTGACGGCCTGTACTTAGAAAACTTAAGCCTAGCTAATGACAGTGCAACCAGTGATATGGTCTATACCTCCGCATTAGGTAACTATGCAGGTGGTGCAGTTTTACTAGACAGGCGTTATAAAATCGCAAGCAGCACTTTGCCTTACACAAACAGCAGCACCATATTTGTTAATAACACAGGTTCTGTACGCTCACAGTCGGATGCCTTGTCAGACTATGCAGGTGGTGCTGTGATTTATGCGGGTATCCCGTACACCTTTAAGTATAAGTTTAGTGAGCAAGTCTTAAAGCAAGACAGTAAAGCAGTAACTACTAACAATCTTCAGATCAGAACCTTCCATATAACTTACAACGACACAGCCTACTTTAAGGTTGAGAGCGCACCTACAGCACGTCCAGTGGCTATTAGGGAGTTTAACGGAAGAATTATCGGTGGCTTAAACAACCTTTTAGGCCAAGCTAACCTAGATGAAGGTACATACCGTGTCCCAGTAAACACAAACTCTAAGTATGTCAATGTGACAATTACTTCAGACAGTTACTTACCATGTGTGTTCCAAAGTGCTGAGTACGAAGGTTTTCTAACACAAAGAACCTCAAGGATTTAATACGTATGGCCCACTACCGAAAGGCTACAAAAAAGGATGTTCAAGAACTTTCAGAAAAGATGCGTGAGGCAGATGCTATTGAAGTAATGGCCTCAAATGGTTTAACGCCTTTAGAAGCCTTAACGCAAGGTTTTGAATTATCTGAAAGTCTTGCAATCATCCACAAAGATGAACTCATAGGTATGTTTGGCGTGGCAAGAGTCGGGGACGATATTGGTTCTCCTTGGATGCTAGGCTCCGACAAAATACCAGAGATAAAGAAAGACCTTTTAACACAAGCCCTAGATTGGGTAGTGGAAACCAACAAGCAGTACCCCCTTCTCGTTAATTATGTAGATGCCCGTAATAAGGTAGCAATCAGATGGTTAAAGTATTTAGGTTTTAACTTCGTTAGGAAAATACCTTATCACGGGACAGGGCGTGTACCTTTTTATGAATTTGTAAGGATTGATGCCAATGTGTGACCCCGCGACAATAATGACTGCTATGACTTCCATTGTTGCAGCAGAAGAACAACAGCAACAAGCCAAACGTAATGAGGCTTCGGCAAACTCTGCCTACCTTAATGACGTGCGGCAACTTAACTTAAGGCAACGTGAGGAACAAGAAGCTGAGTCCCAACGTGGGATGGAAGCAGACATTCAAAGCATGAAAGATTTGTCTACAGCTAGAACCGCTTCAGGTGAGTCTGGTGTATCTGGATTATCCGTAGACGCGCTCATGTCAGACATAATGCGCCAAAACTTGTTCGATGATAACAAAGCCAACTCTAACCTTTTATCTACCGAAGCGCAGATAGCGCAACAGAAAAAAGGGGCAGAGTCGGGGCGGCAATCCCGTATCAACTCAGTACCATATCCAAGCTTTGCAGCTACTGCCCTTCAAATTGGCGGTGCTGCCTATGAAGGTGGCTATTTTAAGGGAACAGACCCTTACAAAGCCCGTATAGCTAAAATAACATAAGGAGTTTTCGCTGTGGCGAGACAACGTGTACAGACCAAATATGCAGCTAATCAGGTGCGCCTGACCCCTCAAGCATCCCCAGTAAGTACCTATGTACAACCTGCACGTAACGACCAGATTAGTAAGGCGTTAGATGCAGTAACGGGCAATGTGAGTAGAGTAGCGGCTAAAGCAGATAGAGCCAAAGAACAATCTAAGTCTGCTGAATTTCAAATACAAAAGTTAATGGCTGTGGAATCGGCTTACAACGATGGACAGTTAGGTGATTGGGCAACAGTTAGTAAAGGACTTTCTTTAGCTAACGACCCTCAGTACGGCCCTGCATTACAGGTAGCGTACAACCAAAAAGTAGGAGCAGAAGCGGGTCTTTCTGTGCAGTCTGAAATGTTTAAGTGGGACAGTGAAAACCCTAACTTAAGACAGAGTGACCCAGTAGCCTACAGCGAACAATTAGATGCGTTTACAAAACAATTACTAACACAACACTTAGGGCCAGATTCCATAGACTCTGTTGGTTATCAATCTGCTATCCGTACTCAAGTAAACGCTGCACAGAATCAACTTAAGAGCCAACAAGTAGCTGAGTACAAGAATGTACAAGCGCAGGTTCCTTTAGACAACTACTTTACTCAGTTAGGAGCAAATGTAAATGTTGCTCACGTAGCGACAGCAGGACTTACTAATGCAGAACGCACAGCTAAGATTGGTGAGGCTGTGTCTCAAACTCTACAAGCAACCTTTGGAACCAACACTATACCCCCAAAGGAACTTAATGCAGCTACAACTGATTTTCTAATTACACTAGCAAGTGAAAACAAAAGTTTAGACCTACTAGATATTGCAAAGACAATTAGCACTGGTAACGGTGGCTTTTTATATGGCATACAGAGTGAAAAGAAAAAGCTTATTGCTGCTGAAAGAACAATAGCAAGTCTCTTAAGTAGTGAGGAGGCAGTCGCTTACGCAAAGAAACAACGTGCAACAGCAGCAGCCAAAGATGACTACCTAGAAGCTGCCTTTCAGTATTACAGCATACACAATGACTTTGAAGATTTTGAAGGCACAGAGTCTAGTCAGGGTTTAGGTGCTTTTGACATTAATTCTATCCAAAAAAGAATTGCTGATTTTAAAGAAAGCCCAACGCTTACTAAAAGTGATTACGATGTTTACTACAACCAGTTCAGTAGTGTTACTGAGTTAACTGGAGATAGAGCAGCAGAAATGCTTGAGAAAATGAACATTGGGAGTATGGCAGAGTACCGTTTAGCTAAGTCAGCAATGGGTGACGTTATGAACAAACGTGGTTCAGTGTTTACTGGAGAATCATACAAATCTGCTCAAGCTATTCTTGATAAAAAGTATGGCATTGACCCTCAAAAAAACATAAGTATCTCTAGTATTAGTATTGCAGCTATAGATGAATACAACAGATCAACGGCTGACTTCAGGGCGAGAGTAACATCTTATGTTGTAAATCAAAAATCTCTCGATAAAGCCTTAGAAGCAATAGGTGAAGGTGTATTAGCGGGTAGGTCTTTGCACCTACTTCCAGCAGATGTGAAATACGAGCTATATACAAAAGATGCAGACACTGCTTTTAATGCACACTTTAAGCCTATAAATAGCAAAGTAGGTATCCCACAAGCAGTAAATGGCGTAACGCAAGTAGGTCAACAAGTAACTATTAACGGTAAAGTAATAACTGTTACACAAAAAGCATCGAAATAGGAGGCAGACAGATGGAATACGAATATGATTTTGGAGGTGTTACTCACACCACAAGTAAACTACTAACCAACCAAGAGATTGAGTCTGCGCTACTTCAGTACGAAAACTCAGGTGTTTTAGACCCTGAAGCTCAAAGGCAAGAACAGCAGTCTTACCACATGAACGCTCAAAACAAAGGTCTTCTTGAAGCTTACCGCATGGTACATAACAGGGAGAATGAAACAGCTTTTGAGGGTACGGATGCCGAACTAACTGACGCATACTACGAAAGAATGAGGCACTTTGAGGGTAGCTTTGACGAATTAGGTGTACTTATGTACCGCTTAAACGGTGACTACTATTCTGAAGAAGAAAAAGGTGCCCTTGGAGCTATGTGGCATAACTGGGAAAAAACAGTACCCTTCTATAGCGACAAAGATCAGTTTTGGAAAGGCATAGGGGATTATGCAGAAGCATCACTTACCGATTTAACAGGTACATACGCACCATTAGCCGCTTCAGTTGCAACTCTAGGTTTTGGGGCACCTGCTGCCATAGCAACCAGTAAAGCAGGTCAAGAAGCAGCAAAAGCTGCCGTAAAATGGAAATTAACTAAATACTTAGGCAACCACTTTTTACAAGGTGTTAAGCAAGCTGCTCCTTGGGCACTGGGAAATAGTTTAGCCCTGCAAGATGTAAAAACCGACTTAGGTGTGATTGACGGTACTACGCTAGAGCAGACGGCTATGGACGTTACCATTGGTAGTTTTGTTAATGGTTCACTTGCAACAGGATTTGGAGGTGGTAAGGCAGCTTTAAGTGCAATGGGTACGAAAGCAGTTGACCCTACTGCGCCTAAGACAAAAGCACCTAAAGGCCCAAAAGCTACCCCTCTGACACCTGAAGGTGAAGCGCAGACCTTTCAAGCAGCCTCTAAGTTTATGGACGATATGGCAGACCCTTCAGTAAAGAATCAAGAACGTATAGATAGCAGAAATGCTTTTCTTGACTCTGTGGCTGAAGCTACATTGGAGAACATACAAAAAAACTCTAAGTCAGGGCAGCGTATTACTCAACCACAGGCTAGGCAAAACGCTTTAGACCGTCTTACTGAGCTAGGTGTAAAAGAATTTACCCCCGTAGAAATCTTAGGAAAGCTTAAAGACCTTCCTGAATCTCACGGTAACTTTTCTAGCTTTGCAGCCTTGGCTGTAGACATTGAAACAAGCCTGTACAACAGTTGGGCTAAGTCTTATAAAGAAGGGGGGCCACAATCTATGACTGCCTTTTCTTTATACAATGATGCTGTAGGTGTAGCTTCAAAATACTCAGGGGAAGCTGCAAGAGCACTCAACTATCAGAAAGCTAGAGCGCGTCTTAAACCTAACGAACTAGCTGAAGTTCTGGACAGTATGGCAGGTACGCATACTGCTGCCGAGGCTAAAGCTGCTTTTGAAGCATTAAGTAATGCAAAATGGGGTACTGAGCGAACTGGGGCACAACGAGCCTTGGGCGTAGCAGAGTCGGCAGTAGATGTTATTAGTGAGTTACGTACTTACAACTTACTTTCTGCTGCTTCAACTATGACTGTAAACACTGTTTCTGGTTACATACACATGAACCAACTGTGGCTACAGAAGTCTTTAGGAGGTCTTACTAGCTTAAATGGTCGTGAGTTATCCGAAGGTCTACTTCAAGGTATAAACGTACACCGTAACTTGCTCCAAACACTTCCTTACATGGCTCGCGCTCTTAACTCATCTAAGGGCTACATAGATCAGGCACGTTCTTCAGTAGAGCTTGGAGACAGGGGTAACGACATAGCAGTTGGCAACCGAGATATGCAGATATTTGGAGGCGGTGAGAACGGCATAGCAAAGCAAGAAGGTGAATCTGTTGCCATGTACGGAGCTAACATCCTTGGCAACGTATGGAGAGCATTAGGTAAACGAGGTATTGCTGGAACTGACGAGTGGATTAAACATGCACAGTTTAGGACTGAACTACAAAACTTAGTCACTGCTAATTTACAAAAGACTGAAAAACTTAGCTTCGGACAAGCGTATGTTAAGTCTGAAAGCATAGTTAATAAACTTACAAAACAGCAGCTAGACAATTCCATGAACGGCACTATGTCTCGTAACCCTTTAATAGCACAAGCACTAATAAGTGCCCGTGAGGTTGCCTTTCAAAACGGATTTAGAGATGACCCCGCAGGGGCTGTAGGCAAACTGGCTAATGACTTTATACACACAGGACAGATAGCAGGTAAGCAGGTTGCACCTATATTCTTGACTAAGCTAGTTGGTAACGCTATTGCTCCTTTCGTGCGTACCCCTTCAAACATTTATAGCCATTTGGGTGAAATGACTCCAGTGCTACAGATGTTCAGTAAAACTATGAAGGATACGATGGAAGCGGGAGGCCCAAGGGCCAGAGAAATGGAGAATAAAATCCTATTTGGTTCTGTTCTTTGGGCTTCCGCAGCTACAATGTCTATGACAAATATGACTTCAAACTCTGGTTCAGCGAGTAAAGGACAACGTAATGTAGAAAAGTCAGTTAACGGCACTGGGTACGCTATCGTTCTTGATGACGGAACTCGTTACAACATACGAAAAGGCGACCCATACGCTAAACCTCTCCTAATTATGGCACGTATTAAAGATGTATTTGAGTACGGGGATGAAAAGGAACAGAGTGAATTAATAGGTTCGCTAGTAGTAGCAACTATTAAATCTATGGCAGAGATGCCTACGCTCACAGGTGCAGGGGATGTAATTGCTCTTTTAGATGAGCAGTCACCATCTGATGCAGTTACAAAGTTTGGAAATAACTATGCAACGTCCTTTATGCCTTACACACGTATGATTAGAGAGTTGTTGGTAGAGTCGGGTAACGATGTGCTAATACCTGAAGTGTTAGATTTGTACGATGTGCTACAACAGCCTCATGCTTTTAACATAAACGGTAGGCCAGACAATGTTAAACGGGATGCTATATTCGGTACTCCTGTAGTTCGTAACCCTTACGCTTTCACTCCCATGAGTGGCATTGAGGTAGCTAAAACGTCTAAAGACCCCGTTCTATTAGAGCTAAAACGTCTTCACATTGGAATAGAAGCACCCCCTAAAGCAATGGATGGGGTGGCTATGACTGACTACAAGGTAGATTTAAACTCTAACCAAAATGTCTATGACTTGTATCAAGAATTGGTAGGAACAGTGGTCAACAAAGAAAGCGGGCTAGACCTCTACGGAACTTTGGAAGCCATGTTTAAAACCAGTGACTACCAGATCAATATGAATGACGACTTGCTAACTTACGGTCGCAAGAGCCAAGGTCTTAAGACCAAAGCAGTAGAAGATGAATTAGCTCTTTTCAGACGCAAGTATGCTCTTGATGCTCTTAAGTTACGTCTAGGGCCACAGCATCCTTTTATTGTGGAACACTCTAGGGTCACTGGCCTTGACGCATTATCTGGTGCAGGTGCCAGCAAAGCAACGGCAGAACAATACTTTCCTTTTAATAAAGAACAGTAATTCTTTACCTCACGCATCCTCAATCTAATTTTAATAAATAGGGCTAATACCTATGGCAAATAGCTATATTGAGTACACGGCAAATGGTAGTACAACTACTTTTTCCATTCCGTTTGCTTATACAAACCAATCGGATGTTACTGTCTTTGTTGGCGGCACATCCACATCATTTACTTTTGCATCATCAAGCACCATTTCTTTATCTACCGCACCTTCTACTGGTGTCATTGTGCGTATTACACGTACTACAGTTATTACAAGTCGTGCGGTGGACTTTAGCAACGGTGCTATCCTTACTGAAGCTGACCTTGATAACTCAAACATTCAGGTCTTTCAGGCGGCTCAAGAAGCCATAGACACTGCGGAAGCATCCATCTCTAAAGCAGCAGATGGTAAGTTTGACGCGCAGAGTCGAGTTATTAAGAACGTAGCTAACCCTGTAAACGCGCAAGATGCTGTAACTAAAAACTGGTCAGAGACAGCTAGTACATCACAAGTAAACATTGCGACTACTAAGGCTTCTGAGGCTAGTTCTTCCGCTACAGCTGGTGCTAACTCTGCAACGGCAGCTTCTTCTTCTGCATCTGGTGCTAGTAACTCAGCCACCGCAGCAGCTAATAGTGCAACAGCAGCAGCTAATAGTGCAACAGCGTCTTTAGCAAGTAAGAATACATCTGCTGCTCAGGCAGCTATATCAACGACTAAAGCAGGTCAAGCAGCTAGTTCAACCACAGCAGCAGCAAACAGTGCAACAGCTAGTGGAAACTCAGCTACAGCTTCAGCTAATAGTGCCACTGCTTCAGCTAATAGTGCCACTGCTTCAGCTAACTCAGCCACAGCTTCAGCCAACAGTGCCACTTCTTCGGGTAACTCAGCATCTACTGCTACTACCAAAGCTAATGAATCTACCGCCTCTGCCTCTACCGCGAATACAAAAGCAGAACTTGCAACTACTAAGGCTACAGCAGCAACTAACTCAGCTACGGCTTCTGGTAACTCAGCAACAGCAAGCGGTAACTCAGCTACGGCTTCTGGTAACTCAGCTACGGCTTCTGGTAACTCAGCTACGGCATCAGCTAACTCAGCAACCGCCTCGGCAAACTCAGCTACGGCCTCTGGCAACTCAGCCACAGCAGCCGCATCTAGTGCCACCACAGCTAATACAAAGGCTAATGAATCATCTGCCTCTGCCACTAACGCAGCTAACTCAGCAGCCGCAGCAGCAACAGCACTAGACTCATTCGATGATCGCTATTTAGGTGCTAAGTCTTCTGCGCCAAATCAAGACAACGATGGTAATGCCTTGGTTCAAGGTGCTTTGTATTTTGACACTTCTGCTAATGGCATGAAGGTATACGATGGTTCTGCTTGGATAGCGGCAAGTTCTTCTGGAACTGCTTCATTGCTGACCTATAAGTACATTGCTACCAATAACCAAACAACATTCACAGGCTCAGACGCTAACAGTGTCACGCTGACCTACACAGCCACTAACATTATTGTATTGCTCAACGGCATAACGCTTGACGCTTCTGACTACACAGCAACCAACGGCTCGTCTATCGTCTTAGGTGCAGGCGCAGCAACAGGCAGTGAGCTAGTAGTTGTAGCGTTCAAGTCATTCACTGTTGCAGACCACTATACGAAGTCTCAGGCTAATGCGTTGTTGGCTGCTAAGGCTGCTTTGGCTAGTCCTAGTTTTACTGGGAATGTTGGCATCAATAATGGCTCACCTACGCAGCGATTAGAGATAAACGGAAATGCCCAGTTCAATATGTATGACAATACGGGAGGCAATGGAGGTTACTACACGACCAAAGGTCTACAGATTGGTAATGCGTTTGATGCAGGTGAGTCTGGAGGCGGTGACGACAGGAATGCAAT